TTACTCGTCGATCAGGGACACCGGGCCGCTGAGCGGTCCCCGGTCGAGTTCCGCGGCGATGTTCGGCGGGACCCTGGGCAACTGGCTGGAGTGGAGGGTGAGTTCGCCGCCGGAGAAGCCGACCGCGACGGTGCCGTCGTCGTTGACACGTGCGACGCGTCCGTAGAGCGGGTGTTCGGGATGCTTGACCCAGTCGCCTTCGACGAGCGGCGGCAGGTGGTGCGGGCACCGACCGGGGTCGCGCAGCGCGAGGTGCGGCGCGGCCGGGTCCCAGCACGGGCGGCCGTCGGAGCGCCGGCGTTCGCAGCCGCGGGTGATCAGTCCGTAGCCGTCACAGCGGATCAGTGCAGCGCCGGGCCATGTTCCGGCGGCGCGTACGACGGCGAAGGTGACGGCGCCCTGGGGGCCCTGGTCGTGATGGGCGACGTATTCGATGGAGAGCCCGACGACCTTGGGCCAGGTCTTGAGGACGTTCGCGGCGATGGTCTGCGCGTGGACCACGGGGACGACGGGCACCTCCGAGCGCGCTTCGATCAGGTTCATGACATCCCTTGTGTGTTGTCGTTTCCGGTCTCGCCGACCGGGCTCTCAGGCACCGGCTGGGGCAGGGGCAGCAGTGCCCTGTACTCCGTCGGGCCACCGGCGCTCAGCAGATGCTGAGCCCTGAGATGCGGGAGCAACTGGATCTGCTCGATGAGCGCGGCGATCCGCCGCTCGGTCTCCTTCGGCCACGCCGGTGGCCTCCCGACAGGCGGCACCCAGGTACCGCTCGCGGAGGAGTCCTCCATGTCGTCGCCCACGTGGACCACACCGAAGACGCGGCAGGGCGACGTGCTCAAGTCGACGTCGAGCAACTCGGCTTCCGGGTAGTACCGGCGAACGAGTTCGGCGATCCGTACCGCGCGATCGGGCGGGGTGAGGTCGAGGGCCCAGTGGCCGCCCCGACGCGGTTCGGGCCGTACGGCGTTCCAAGCCGCCGCGTCGAGTTCCTCGAGCGCGTCGCTGAGGTCGTCGTCGATCTCGGCGAAGTCGAGCCGGGGTGCGAGCAGTTGGCGGTACTCCCCCACGTCGAGCAGCAATTCCTCCGTGCCGCCGTCGTGGGTGGTCCACAGGGCGTGCACCTCGACGCTGCGGTCGCGCATGTTCTGGGCGAGGGTGAGGTGGGTGGTGTCGGGGAACGTCTCCGCGATCTGCGCGGAGACGTGGTCGAGTACGGCGATCTCGTACTGGGCCTTCGCCCGGTTGCAGACGTCGACCGCGAGCAGGCGATGACGCAGGGCCGTGGCGGTCCTGTTCTCCGCGGTGGTGGTCATGAGAGATGTGTCCTTCTGAACTGGACCGGGGACCGGATTGGCCGGTCGGCCGATCACGGGTGGGAGGGGGTGTCGACGGAGCCGGTGCCCGTCGCGGCGTATGGCAGGACGAGTTGCCACATCTGCTCCTCGTGGTCGGAGCGGGTGTCGACGCACGGCATCAGATGACGGCTGCGCAGATGGGGCAGGGCGTAGAGCTGGCCGAGCAGGTGGGCCAGCTTGTGGGTCACGTCGTGCGGCCACAGGCTCCCCTCGGCGTCCGGGGTGCACCGGGGGCACGGGATGTCGACCGTCTCGCCGTTGGTGAGCGCGACCTGCTCGAAGCCGACGGCGATGCCGTAGCTGTCGTACTCGAAGCGGCAGATCAGCGATTCCGCGTCCGGAAGGTGGCCACGGACGATGCCGGCGATCGCGGCGACCCGGTCGGACGAGGTGAGGGCGATCCAGCGGCGGTGGTTGCGGTACTCGTACCGCGGGTGGGGCTGCACCACGCCCCAGCGGTGCAGGAACGTGTGGCTCAGGACGCGGTTGAGGTCACGGACGATGTCGTCCATGGCCAATGCCCCGTCGCTGTCGAGGAGTTCCTCCGTTGTGCCGTGGTCCGGGGCGTACAGGAGGCGGCAGTTGTCTCCGTCGCTCTCCGAACCGCTCCAGATGCCGTACAGCTCGAATTCGCCGAGTTCGCCGAGGCTGACCTCCAGGTACTCGGCTTCGGGGTGGACGAGGCGCACGCGGGCCGAGACGTCGTCGTGGAGGGCGAGGAAGAGCGTCTCGCCCGCCTGGATGTAGGCGGCCGCCAGGTCGTTGAGCGGGAGTTCGGTGGGGCGGGGCTGTCGTTCGGGCATGGTGATGGGCTCCAGATGGCAGATGCGGATGGTCAGCGACTGCGGTTGAGCAGGACGACGGCGGTCGTGTTGTCCGGGCCGTTGATGCCGGCGGCACCCGCGAGGAGTTCGGCCGCGTTGGTCGGGTCGTCGACCCGGAGAGCGTTGGTGATGGCTCGCTCGGTGAGGCTCCGGCTGACGCCGTCGGTGCACAGGAGGACGGCGGCGGTGCTGTGCACGGGCAGGGACGTGGTGACGAAGTCGCGAAGCGCGACCGTGTGCGTCACTCGGCGGTCGCACGGCGGCGTTGAGCCGTCCTCAGCGGCGCGCCGACCCGCGGCTTCACCGAGGACGTGGTCGTACGTGACCCGCTGGAGCCGACCGTCGGCGCTCAAGACGTACGCGCGGCACAGCCCGGCCCACGCGATCTGGATACGGCTGTCGGCGGGGTCGAACAGCGCGCTGACGATGGACGCGTCCGCGGTGCTGCCACTGGCGGCGAGGCGGGCGCGGGCCGCGGTGCATCCGGCCTGCGGATTCGCGTTGAGGGTGACGATGGCGGCTTCCTCGGCCGCCAGCAGAGCGGCGTCGGCGGCCGCGTTGGTGTCACCGATGCCGTCGGTGACGGCTACGGAGATACGGCCGGTGGCCATGTCTCCGCCGATGTCGAACGCGTCCGCCTGGACGCCGCGTCGGCCTTGTCGTTGGGCGCCGCCCACGCGCCAGGGTGCTTCGGGCATGGCGAGACTCCTTCGGGTGTGATGGGTCGAGGGGAAGTGCTGGTGCGATCAGCCCAGTTCGGGGCCGGAGCCGGGTACGCTGCACGGCTCCGGCCGCCGGGGTGGGCCTCGGACCGCGCGACTACACCGCGGCTGCCGCCGCGACCTCGCTGACGAGGCTGGTGAACTGGGCGCAGGAACCGAAGCGTTCGTGCAGGGTGTGCTCCTGCGCCCATTGACCGCAGTGGGCGCAGGGAGGCTGGGCGTGGCCGGGGGCGGGACGGGCCACGTACACACCGCGCAACTGTCCGTCGGTGAGCGCGATGATCCCGGTGTTCTCCTCAAGGCTCGCCGCTCCCGGGCCACGGACGACGACCGTGTGCAGGGTCTGACGCAGCAGCGCCCCGGACCAGTCGAAGCCGGTGCTACCGCTCGTCAGCGTCGAGTCCTCGTACATGACGCGGTATGCGGGGAACGTCGCCTCCCTCGGGTCGGTGAGGGGGCGGGCCCAGAACTGGAGTGGACGGTCGTCCTTGCGGGGTTCGAGTCCAGGGGCGACCGCGCTGACGATACGCAGGATCAGATCCCCGTTGTCGCCCAGTCCGGCGGTGCGGGCCGCGTCGGCGCAGAGCTGTTCGAAACCCGACTGGCCGTATTCGGCGAACCATCGGTCAGGGGTCAGCTCGCCGCCGAAGTTCTTCCGGTAGTCGGCGCGGTCGCGGCGCTGGACAGCGGTGATGACCTTGACCGCGCGGTCGATCACGGCGGGGTCGATCCCGTATTTGGCGGCTTCGGCGCGCAGTAATTCCTCGCGGGTGGGCTGGTCCACTGCTTCTCTCCTTGGTCCAGGACGTGTGTCATGAGCGATGAGCCGGTTGGGCTACGGGTGCTGCGGGGGCGGCGACGGCTCGGGCGGCGGCGACTGGGCGAAGCACTCGACCGCGATGCCGTGCAGGACGTTGAGGCGTGCCGAGAGGCGACGACCGAGGGTCCGGACCTGCATGTCGATGCCGTTCTCGCGCGTGACGGCCTCCAGGACCCAACGGCGGTGACCGTCGGCGAGCGTGAACTCGTACAACTCGCCGGGGTGGGAACCTCGAAGCGTCAGGACGCGCAGGGCCCTGCCGTCGGGGTCGTTGCGGTGCTCAGGCGGCCCCTGGAGTCGGGCGGCGATGACTATCGCGGTGATCTCGGGGAGGGAGACGGTGCTGGTCATTGGTTCCTCTCGGTAGCCAGGGCTGTCAATCGAGGCGACTTATGTCTGTCTCCACACATGTCAGAGACAGCGAAGCGTGCTGCGCCTTCAGATTTCCGAATACAGATCCGGACGACCGGTCACCTTCCGCAGGACTTGCACGAGCAGCCGCCCCGCACCCTCGACCCCGAGGACTTCATCGGCGAACTGCAAGGGAGTGACCTCGCGCTCCAGCACCTCGCCGTAGGCGCGAGCCAGCGCGGACCCCAACTCCCTAACCAGCTCCCCCGCCCTCTGGAAATCCCCGCCGGATACGCCCTGTTCGGCGAGACTCTTGGCAACTCGCCTCATTTCATCACCGGTCAACTTGGGAGACATTCACAAAACCCCTTCCGATGCGCGCAATTTAAATTTCCATTTCGTCAATAACATTCTATCAACAATTCCAATAGGTGATCAAGTGTCGTTTATATCGCTGTGGCGATTCGATGATCGGTGAATAGCCGCACGAGCGGCCTGCCGGGGCACCTCCAACGCGCCTTGCGCCTCCAGCTCGGCGACCCGAGCACGACGAGCCCTTTCGTTTTCGAACCACTGACGGTCGCGATCTCGTGCTCGCTGATCACGCTCGTTCTTTTCCTCAGCAGCGGCCGCGAGCCGCCGGGCACGCGGACTCGTGCCACAGGCACGGCAGTTCGCCACCGGTTCGTTCGGGTGTGCCGCGCAGCCTCCCTCGCCGTCACCCGCGCTCAAGTCGCCGCTTCCCACGGGGGGCTGGGGGGTATCACCCTGGTGGTTCTCTAACGGTTCCCCGGCCAGACTGGCCGCTTGCCCCACTGAATCTGGCCGGTGGTCAGATTGGCCAGCGGCCATTCCGGCCTCTTGCTTCGAGTCCCGGGACGCGGGTTCACCGGCTTCCACATCAAGGGGATCGGAGGCTGCCGGAAGCGCGATCCGAGCCTGCGGGGCATGGATCGTATAGCGATTGCTCGTACGACGGCCTGACGCGAACCGAGGGCGGGAGACGATATATCCAGCGCGTTCCAGCCAGTCCAGATGCCGACGGACCGTGCGCTCTCCCTGACTCGTTTTATCGGCCAATGTGGCCTGTCCGGGAAAACACGACCAAGTTTCATCGGCGAAGTCGCACAAAGCAAGGAGTACGAGTTTCGCGCCAGGGTTTGGGATCTGCTGCCGGAAGGCCCACGCCATTGCCTCGATACTCAACCGCTCAGCCTCCTTCCTTACTTACGGCGGCGACAGGAACGGACGGCTCAACCTCGGTCGCCGAAGCCGCCACCGCGCGCCGAGCCGTCCGAGCCGTCGCATGCGGCCTCGTGAGCAGCCGGACCGATCTGCGCAGCGTCGTCGGTGGCGGGCTCGACCACGCACGAGGCGCCGACCGGCTGTCCGTCGCCCTCAAGCGTCAACAGCGCGAGGCGGGATTGGCCGGCCTTCAGGAGCCGGATCCCCTCGGCGTTCGTCTGCTCCAGGGTGACCGCGAGGGAACGGGCCCGGTCGAGCTGCTGCACCGCCTCGTCCGACCGGACTCGCCAGCCGATCGCTTCCCACCGCAGTCGCCCGATCACTGGCAGCACCATCGCCATGACCGTGTCGGCCACGTCCTGGGCGTGGTCCCCGAGTGCCATGCGCGGCCAGGTCGCGATCAGTTCGGCGGCCAGACGCTGCCGTACCCGCCCTGCGGTGAGCAGGCGCCCAAGACCGGTCCCGTCAGCGGAGTTCGAGGACGGCGTGGGGCTGTCCAGGATGGACATGAGGTGGAGCATCAGGCCCACGGTGTTGTCACCCTCGAATGACACGACCGCCTGGAACGCCTCGTTGATCCGGGACCGGGTCTCGGCCGGGGACCAGGTCTCGGGGCTCGCCCGGTGCGATGCGTATCCGGCGGGCTCGTGAGGTGTGGGTTCGGACAAGTCCGTTTCCTTTCAAGGTAGTTGGGCGAAGGGGTGTGGGATGCCGGGGCAGGGCGGCGTTGAAACACCGCGGGACATGCGTGATACGAGGGGCCCAGAAAAGCGGCGAGCGGAGAGCCCGGTCAGGCCGTTTCGGGCAGACGCGTGACGCCGATGGTGCGAGAGGTACGGCCGCCCGACTTCAGCGGGATGTCGACGTCGAGCGACTGGAGAATGCGCTGCATCGCTTCGGGGTCGGGCTCAGGCGGCCTCGGGTTGCCGCCGGACCAGGAGAGTTGGAAGTTCCCGTAGGTACCGGCGTCGGCGGCGTCCAGCATCTTGCGGGCCTTCGCCTTGCGCTTCTTCGCCGCGCTCTCGATCTCGGCGGCGTCGGCGTACGCACTGAGCGCTTCCGTGACGGCCGCGGTGTCCTCGGCGAGGATCGTCTGCGGAGCGCGCCCGTCGTCGACGAGCCGGTCGAGCTGCCAACAGGCGCTCTTGAACGGGCAGTTGTCGCAGATGATCGACAGCCCGGGCCCGTCGAGATCGCGTGGCATGGCCTCGGGCTCCGGGCTGTCGAGGACGTCTTCGGCCCACGCGAGTGCCTGCCGCGTGATGTCCTCGTCGTACGCCTGCTGGTGGACGACGACCTGCCCGTACTCGCGGCCGACGTACCTGATCCGTACGACGTCGACGCCGAGCGGTTTCCCGGTCGGCAGGTGCGGGTGTTCGACGAGGCCGCCGGTACGCAACAGGTGGGCGTACAGGTGGACTTGGAACAGCTCGTGCCTGCCGGCCCCCTGGCGTACGACGACGTCCAGGGCGCGAGTGGACTTCGTCTTGACGTCCTCGACGACGCCGGGGGCCTGCCCGCTCGGCGTCCAGTAGGCGTCGGCGTGGCCGAGGATGACGCCGTTGGTCAGCTCCAACTCGGTGTGGGCGCCGAACTGTTCGGCCAGCACCCGCAGGATGCCCTCGTGCAGCCAGGTGCCGAGGATCGCGGCGTGCATGGTGTCGTCCAGGTCGGTGGGCCAGGTGCCGTGCACCTCGTAGGCTGCGCGGCGTCTGCACAGTCCGACGGAGGACGGGCCGAGGAGACGTTGTCGGGAACGGGGGCGGGAGCGGTCGTCGCGGTGGGCGCCCTTCCAGAGGTCGGGGACCGGGGTTGTGGAGATGTCAATACCCGGAGGCGGGACGGATACGGCAGCGTCGGTGGTGCGTGTGGACATGGGTTGTCACACTCCGTCGGTGAGGTGGCATGCGCGAACTGCGGTCGGGCCAGGGCTACTTGGAGACGCGTGTTGGGGAAGTGGTACCGTCGGTCGCTTTCCTCGCCGTCTTCTTCTTCGCACTCGCGGCGGCCTTCTTGGCCGGGGTGCGGGTACGGCGTGCCGACCCGTTCCTGCGACCGGCCGTGGCCGGCTCGTCGGAGGTTCCGGCGGCAGGAGTGAGGGAGTCGTTGAGTTCGGAGAGTTGCTCGGCGCTCGCGTCCTGGAACGAGGTGCCGAAGGCGTCGAAGCAACGGTCGTTGACGGTGTCGAAGCCCAGGGCGAGCCGGTCGGCCGTCTCCCGGATGCGGGCGCGAGCCTCCTCCAAGCGGGAGCGCTCCTGGTCGAGGGCAGACATGCGTTCCCGCACTCTGTCGACCTCGTCGGTCCTGCCGCTCGCGGGTGGCTCGGCGGCCTTGTCGGCGCGCTGCTCTTCCTGCGGTGCCGCTGCGTCCGTGTTGGCGGTCTGCGACTCGACGATCTCGGCGTCCACGACGTCGCTCGTCGGCTGAGCGGGCGAGCCTCCGTTCGCCTGCTGCTCGTCCGGGGAGCGCAGCCGCGCGGCGGCCTCCTTCACGCGCTCGCGGGACTCGGCGGCGTCGGCGGCGTGCATCTCCTCGTCGACATGCAGGCCGGACAGGTCCGCGGGGCAGGCCCGGCGCAGGGAGAGCGCCTCGGCGACCTTGCCGAACTGGCTCGCGGGCATCTGCGGCCACAGTCCGCCGAGTTTGTACTCCTGCGCCTCGTAGTCCCACACCTTCGGCGCGTACTCACGCCAGTGCGCGACCGCCGGGAACCGGGCCTCACCACGCCAGATGACGACCCGGCAGGCAACCGGCGGCTCGTCGCGCAGCCATACCGCGTGCTCACCACCCTCGGCGTCGTACCAGACGAAGTCCTCGTACGCGATGGACTGCCCGGCGCGGTCGGCGGCCCGGCGCGCGATGAGCCGATAGCCGTCGATGCCGGTCTGGATGGTCCAGCGGACCTCGCCACGCGACTTGCGTTTGATCATGTAGATCTGCCGGCCGAACGGGTCGAGCCCGGACGCCTTGCAGTAGTGGAAGAAGATCCCCAGCTGCGCCGGACTGGCATCGACCAGATCCGGGAACGCCGCACGCAGCGCGCGTAACTGTTGGTCCTCGAACGCCTTCTGGTCTTCGCGGATCGCGAGCCAGGTGACCGGGGTATCGACGGTCACATCCCCTCCAAGCACTCTGAATCCCCATTCGAGACTTCGACTGTCACAACACATGTCAAAGCAAATTGAAGCTAATAAAATTCTATTTCCCGAGCTTTCTACCGTCAAGTTTAAGATACGCCACGCGTTCCGTTCGCCGACCCCCTCGGCCACCTCACAGGCACGCCAGCGGATCGACGATGCATTACCTCAACACATGTCGAGCCCCACCTTAGAGCCCCCACCCCTGGATTGCACCAGTGGATGCGGTGATTGGAGAGGCCACCCTCAGCGCTTCGGGCGCACCGTCAGGGCGAACCCGGCTTCCATCAACTCGGCTGCGAACGCGGCTACATCCTCCGCCGAGTCCTTGCCGGGCCGGAACGTCCGCACCTTCGGCAACGGCTTCGGTGCCGCCTTGGGCTCGGCGGACGGCTTCCGCCCGCGGGGCTTGATCTGCTCGCGCTCACCGGCACGGATCCGGTCGATGCCGTCCTGCACGGTGGCACGCCCTCGCTCCTCGGCGTCCGCGAGAACGGTGTCGAGCAGCCAGAGCGGCGAACCGGAGACCACGGCGTCCTCCGGCGTGAGACTCCTGCGGACCCGCCACTGGTAGACGTCCATGTACTTCTTGCCGAAGACCCAGGGAATCTCCTTGAGACCGACGATGTCCGGCAGTTCGGCCGGGTCGTCGGCCTCGTACCCGCCGTCGATACCGGCCTTGTACTCCTTCAGCCGCGCGGGCAGGTACGCACGCGATCCGTCCTCGGCGAGCCGCAGCACGGTCGCCAGCAGCCAGTAGGGGTTCCCCGAGACCACGACGTCCGGGTCACCGAGCACGCCCCGGGTCTTCCAGAGCTGGGAGGTCTGGCGCTCGACGTCGTAGAGGGACGCGATCTCCGCGTGCCCCAGGAGGTAGGGGAACCGCTTCTTCGCCACGAGGTCTCTCCGGGCCGCTCGGTACGTATAACGGACTTGACGCGTCAAGCATAGTTGAGCGGTCCGGTCGCACAGCGGCAGTGCTGCCGACGTCAGTCGTCGTCTTCGTCGTCCTCCGGTACGGACTCGCGCACGAAGGCCAGGTCGAGAACGTAGCGTTCGCCGGCCGGGCATCGATCCCAAGCCTCGCCGGAGCGGGTACCACAGGCGGCCGTAGCATTCCTCGAAATGGATCATCGCCTCGACGGCCCCAGGAGGCATTGCGGCCTCACTCCCGTCGGAAGCCTCCGCGTGCGCGCGTTCGCGTATCCGCTGCGCGGGCACCGCGGGGCGAGAGGCTGGGGTCGTCGAGGATGTGCACGTCAACACGCTAAGGGCTTGCGGCATGCACACGCGTGCAAAGGCTCACCGACCGAGCGCCGACCATACGGCGATGACGAGGGCGGCAAGGCCGGTGAGCGTGCTGATCGCCGGGAGGGGCCAACGGGATCGTTCCAACGAGGTGACCCGGGCGTCGAGTTCGTCGATGTCCTTGTCGATCTGGTCGGATCGCTGGACCAGGAGCGCGAGTTGGCCGTCGATGCGCGCGAGCCCGACTTCGAGGGCGCGGCGGAGCTCGGCGAGCTCCAGGGCGATCTCTCTGTCGGGCATGACGCGTCGTACTCCGTGGGTCAGTTGATGGTCGTGGTGACGGAGGCGGGGTCGGTGGTGGCGGGCAGCCAGGAGGCTGTTCCGGCGCGGCCGAGGAGTGCGCCGATCGCTCCCTTGAGTACGGTCAGGCCCGCCGGGATCGCGGCGATGCTCGCCGATTCGAGGGTGGACAGCGTGACGATGTCGGTCGTCGCGGAGGCCAGGAGGAGGCCGAGGAAGGCTTCGGCGTAGGTGAGGACGACGCGTTCCGCGATGTCGGCGAGGAGCTTGGGTGCGCTGGTGCTGGTGAGTGCGGGCATGGGGTGGGGCTCTCCTCTTTGGATCTTTGGAACCGGTTCAGGTGGTCGGGACGCGGAGCTTGGCCCAGCTCGTCGGGCCCGGGATGCCGTCGGCGTCGTCGCCGGAGTAGCCGAGCTTGTGTTGCCAGGCGGCGTAGGAACGGCGGTCGGCGTCGGTCCAGTTGGGGCCTGGGCCCTGGCTGTACTTGCCGCAGCCCTCGGCGACGAGCCGTTTGCCCATCGCCGTGATCAGGGCCGAGCGGCGGCCGGTGCGGAAGTAGGCGGCGCCGGGGAACGAGGCGTACGCGGGCTCGTCGCCGGAGTCCGGGGCCGGTTCGGGAACCTTCGACGCAGCGTTCAGGAGCTTGGCGACCGCCGTACGGAAGTCGCCCATCGCGATGCCGGCCGGGTCCGGCTTGCCCGGCTGCCACTCCTTGTGGCCGATGACGGAACGCTGAGTCCAGCCGTGCGCCCGGCACAAGGCGGCGCTGACCTTGTGCATGGCGTCGAGCTGGGCCGCGGGCCAGGACTGGCCTCCGCCGGTGTTGATGCACTCGAAGCCGTAGAAGTGCGGGTTGCCGTCGGTGTTGGCCTCGTTGTCCGGTGGGAGTGCCGACTCGGCGATGACGGCCTTGAGGACGTCGTCGTCTCCGGAACCAGCGTGGTTGGCGCGGCCGTAGCCGACGAGGTGGACGGTGCCGGAACGGTCGATCACACCGTGGCAGAGCGGGCCGGGAAGGGCCGTGTAGCCAGTGCGGCAGAGGTCCACCATGGCGGCCTCGCTGGAGTACGGGCCGGTGTGGTGGATCATGACGCCGTGGACCGGGCCCCAGGCGCCCTTGCTGTTGCGGTTGTGGGTACGCCAGTTGTCGTGCTCGACGACACGGGCACCGGCGTTCTTCAGCGCGGCCAGGAACTGGTCCGCGGACAGTGGCTGCGCCACGTCGGGACGCCTTCTCCCCCGCGCCTCCATGAGTTCGAGCAGCGCCAGGAGCCAACTGGCGGTCCCTCAAGGGGCGAAAGAGGCCCGGACGAGCGGTGCCCGCCCGGTGCCGAGCGCGGGTGGAGGGTCACCCGGCGGGCGGAGCCTAACGCATGGACTGTTCGTCCGGTCCCGGACGACGACTTCGTCAGCAAAGGAGCGCCACAGCATCCAGTGCTGCTGATCACACGACACCAGACAGCTCAAGCAGCGCGTGCGCCCCGCCCGCAACCCGGAAGGTGCGCCATGCACCAAGTACTACTCACTCTACGCGCAAAGATGGCTGCTCGGCGCCTCTGGTTATCCGCTTAAACCCACCTCGCTATTGCGGAACGGATGCAAGTCCGTGCGCGATCCCTCTCTGTGAGACACCCAACGCAGGGAGCACCTATGGGTTCCACTCCTACACCGCGCCCACGGCGCCGCTTCCGTCTATCCCGATACCAGATCACCATCGGAGCTGTCATTACCGCTGCTGGCGTTGTCGGCGCTGCACTCATCGCCGCCAACTGGGGAAACTCGGACTCCTCGCACGGTAAATGCTTGTTCCCGGCCGTCCAGCTCAACGCACCGGACAAGGCAGGCAGCACCTTCCAGACGACGGCCAAGGTGATCTGCCCGCCGGCCAAGGGCACGAAGTACTACCTGATCGCCCAGATGGATAACGTCGGCAAGCCGGGCACCGAGCACACCGTCTACTGCCCGACGGACCCGATCACGCCGGGAGAGGAAGCGAGAACGTACACCACGACGCGCGACATCCACGACTCCCCGCTCCACTCCAAGCGCGCCCTCTACTACCTGAAGGTCACCACCGACGAAGAGCAGGAACTGCTGTCCAACCTGTATGACACCTGCGCATGGAAGCTCCCGCCAGGCGCCGAGACGGTCTCCAACTCCGTCACCGTCGAACACGGCTGGCAGTGAGGGGTCGCCGATGATCTGAAGCCAATCCGAGGACGTAACTCCTCGGACCGGCTTCACGGAAAAATCCACAGAAGCATGCGGATCCTCATCGATCGAGGCTAAGGCGTCATCTCACGTAGTGCGGCGCCTCCCCTTTCGGCTACTTCGCGACGCCCGCAATGAGCGTGTGGATCTCGGCGGCGAGGTTGCGCATGTCCTCGCCTGCTGCGTGCACTGTGATGGTCGCGAAGTGCCATTCCTCCGAGGGTGCTCGGTCCTGGATGCCCCAAGTCAGTTGGACGTGGCCACCGGGGCGGTGCTCCGCCGAGAGGGTCAGGTCGTAGCAGAGGGAGTGCCAGGCACGTACTCCTTCCCAGCCCCGGAAGTCTTCGGCAAGCGAGTCGAGGAAGGTGTCGAGGCCGTCCCCGTCCCAGGTCTGCACCGAGGTCTCGACGTTTCCCCATGGTCCGCAGGCCCTGATGAGGAAGTCGAGCGTTGGTTCGTCCTCGAACGGTCTTGTCGGCTCCGAGAGCAGTAGACGGGCAGGACCGGGGGCTCCCACGTGGACCACAGGACGGCCGGAATCGTCGTAGTCGATCACGCCAACAGATTAGAAGAGCAGGCTGAGCAGCCAACCACCGCTCCCGGACGGGCCGGCGTCGGGCGCGGCCGCCTTGAGACATGATCGTCCGCTGTGGCCATGGATCTTGAGCGTGATCACTCTGAGCGTTGCTGTTGTCTGGATCATCACGTTTCGCCCAGCCGGACCTTCCCACCAGAACCTATGCCTCCGCCTCGCCTTCCCCAGCGACCTCCGGAAGCCACCCGCCGAACGAGACACCTGGCCAGCAGACTTCACGCACCTTCACCGATCGGCCGCATTCCTTCTGAACGCGCGCATCTGAATCGGCCCCGCCCGCAACAAAACCGGACGGACCGAGCGGAACGGCTTCAGGCCGAATTCACGGGCAGCAATATTCAAAAAACGGAACCAGTTCGAGACGCATCGGTGTTCCGAATGGCACCGCCACAGCTATCTCCCCCTTGAGGCTCAGCATCCAGTCACGTACCGATTTCAGAAGGTCAGACGATGGCCTGACCGCTGTAGTCGTCCGCCGAGCCGCAGTCCTCCACCAGCAGGTAGGCCACGTTGGCGGTGCTGGCGACGACGGCCCAGGTCTGTGCCACCCCGCCCTGAATTCCCGTCCAGCACAGAGCAGTTGCGATGTCACTACCCGTGGTGTTGGTGAAGATGGTCTGGAAAGAGACCGGCGTGTTTGCGGCGGATCCCTGGAGGTTGTTGATCCGGATCTGGTCCTTGTAGACCGTTCCCGTCACCGTCCCTTTCCTGATGCGGTACAGCGCATAGCTCTCGTTCGCCGCGTTGTGCAGGGCCCAGATGGAAATCCGGTAGGCACGGCCGGTCTTGAAGGTAATGCTGCCCGTGGTGATGATGGCCGTTTCCGTGCTGGAGAACGTGACGTTCGCGGTCAAGGACTGCTGCGCGACAAACCCCCGGCCCTGGGCCCTTCCGTAGACGCTGAGGTCGCGGTCGACTGCGAGTCCGGTCGACGTGAGTCTGGCGGTGGCGGAGGCGGAGCCCGCTGACGGGGCGTCACGGACGAACAAGTCGACGGATGACCCGGCGGCGGACGTGTCTGCCCCGTATCCGTTGACGTACGCGACTCCGTTGCCGCTGACGTCGTTGGCGTAGAGGTTGAACACGGCCCCCGAATAGTCGGGGACGTGCCCCTGTAGGAACAGTCCTGTTTCCTGATCCGTATCTCCTGTTCTCGGGGCGCTCAGCGAGACACTGGGAATTTCGTAATCCACGCCTCCTTGGGAGGCATTTGCGATCGCCGTGTTGAGTTCTGCCGGTGCGGATTCGTTCGCACTGCCCGAATAGAACTCGATGGAACCTGTTTCGGGGTTGGAGCCCGGGGTGATGACAACCCGCTGTCCGCTCGCCGCCGTTTGCAGGACGCTGCCGGTGATGACTGCACCGGTGATCCTCTTGCCGTTTACGGCGTCCGCGTCCAGCTTGTCCGCCGTGATCGCTCCGGCCTTGATGTGGGTGGCCTCGATCGACCCGGCGGCGATCTGTGTCGCCGTCACCGCGTTGGCTGCGATCTTGTCGGTGGTCACGGCCAACGCGTTCAGCTTCTCCGTGGTGATGGCGAGCGCCGCGATCTTCTCGGCCGTGACCGCCAGCGCCGCGATCTTCCCGGCGGTCACCGCTCCGGCGAGCAGCTTGGGCGTGCTGACGGCGTCGTCGGCGAGAGCTGTGGAGCCGACGGCGCCCAGTGCGAGGGCGGCATCGGTGACGGCGGCGCGGGCGAGCTTGGTCTCGTCGATGATCGCGTCGACGAGGTCGTCCGGTACCGCCTTGCGGGCTTGGCCCTGTACGGCGGTTGAGGGCGTTCCGGCCGTGCCGGAGGTGTTGACCGCGATCAGCCGGACCCAGACGGCGTCGTAGGTACCGGTCGCGATGGTGACGCTGCCGCCCGCCGCGGTGGGGAACGTCGCCACGGGATGCGTCGTGTCCGGGGCGGCGTCCGCGCTCGCCGTGATGTGGATCTGGACTTCGGCCAGGTCCAGCGGCGCGCTCTGTGCGTCCGCCCAGGTGCCCGGCCACGTGACGGTCAGCCCGGACAGGGCCGCCTCGACCGTCGCCGGTGCCGGGGTGGGCGGGGGTGGCCCGTTGTGGGTGACGAAGGCGACGCTGCCGTCGTCCTGGAGGCCGAGGCTGCCGCGCAGGGTGCCGTCGCGGTCGTAGACCTTCATCGCGCCGTCCTCGATGGACGAGTACGCGAGGCGCGAGGCGCGGATCTGTTGGGTGAGGCGGCGCTCCACCGCCGCGATGCGCGCGGCGAGCTTCGCCAGGTCGTCGGCCATGGCCGGTCAGCCTCCGTACGTGAAGCGGTCGGCTCGGGCGACCGTGAGGGTGATCCGCTCGGGGTCCTCGCCCTGCGGCGGGCGCAGCGTCCAGCCGGTGATGCGGCACCAGCCGTCGAAGTCGGACCACTGGTCGTGCAGCGACACCCGTACGTCGTCGCCGATCTGCCAGCTGCCGATCGGGGCCGCCGGGTGGTTCAGGACCTGGAGTTCGGTGATCTCGCCGAGGATCTGGCGGGCGGTGCGTTCGGTGCGGGCCCGGGCGGCGAGGCGGTCGTTGGCCTTCTCGGCGGGCAGGTCGAGAACCTGTTCCAGGCGTAGCCGGCCGTTGCGGATCGCGTCGATCGCGCGGCGGCGGTTGCGCCCCTCCCCCGCGCCGAGGGCGATGACGACCTGGGCGTACTCGTCGGCGTCGTACGTCACGGGGACGGTGGCCGCGACGTTGACGGCCGTGGCGAAGGAGATGTCGGTGCGGCGTGTGCCCAGCCGGGGCCAGCCGAGACGAATGCGGCCACCTGGTCTGCCCGTTGCGGTCCAGTCCGTCGTCTCGGTCCACTCGGGACCGCCGTCGACCTCCGTCATGTCGTCGACGGCCTCGCCGAGCACCGGGGCTTCCCACCAGTCCGTGCTGTACGGCTCGGCCGGTGTGCCGACCTGCGCGGTGCTGCCGGTGGCGTCCACGGTCACGCCGAGGTTGCCGTCCGGCTGCGTCTGCGCGTACGCCCACACGTCGCGGATGACCTGGCAGGGGTCGGCGTAGGTGTAGGGGCCGCGGCCGTTGAGGTTGCCGTGCGTGTCGTGACGACGGTGGAGGTAACTGCCCCAGCCCGCCGCCTCGATGGGGTAGGCGGCGCCCTCCGGCTCGGCCCGCCACACGATGCCGCCCCACAGCAGGGTGTTGTCCCGTTCGGCGGTCAACAGCGTGTTGCCGGGGTCCAGTTGGGCGGGGAGGAGGTGGGCGAAGCGGGGTTGCAGGCGGCCGGAGAAGGTGCCGGCCGCGTTGAGGGACAGGCCGAACTCGACTTCTGAGAGCGGGAGTTCGGTCGCCAGCAGGTCTCCGGTGAGCGCGTGCCAGCTGCGGTAGCGGTACGCGGGCACGGGGTCACACCACGCCTTCGGTGAACTCGATGTCCGCGATCAGTGAGGTGGCGAGGTCGACGACCAGGTCACCGCTCTCGCTCTTCGCCATGTACGTCTGCACGTACAGGGTTTGAGAGGTGCCGCGCATCGCCGCGGGGATGGCGAAACCGTCGGCCAGGACCACGGTGTTGCGACGGTTCCCGGAGCCCTGATCGTCGTCGATGGCGGTGGACTGGCCGACGAGCGTGCCACCGAGGACGTTCTGCATCTTCGCGTAGACGTTCGCCCTGGTCAGGCCCAGCCCGGCGAAGGTGGTCGTCAGCTTGGCTCCGGTCGCCCAACTGGGCACGGGTACCGACCACTTGGCCGCCGTGGGCCAGACGTGCCACTTGTCGTCGGAGTACGGGAGGGTGCTCAGCACGGGCGGAAAGGCGGTGTACAGGCGCCGATCGCGGCGCGGGTTCGCGATCTCCCGTACGTCCGCGATCATCGCGTCCGTGACGACGGCGGTGTTCGCGGGGAGGTCGACGCGAGCGAGCGGGACCGCCGTCATGCCGGACGGGACGGTCGTCGCGGTCGCGGACACGTTGCTGACCACGTGGAAGTAGCCGATCTCGTCCGTCCCGGGATCGCGTGTGCCCTCGTACTCCGGGTCCTCGACGCGTAGACAGACCAGGTCCGAGCGGGCGCTGGCCCCCGTTGACGCGAGCGGGACGGTCGCGTCGCCGACGTTGTACTGCGTGTACGCGCCCTGCCCGGACGTCGCGCCGAGGATGACCGCAGAGCCGTCCACGACCCGTACGCCGGCGCCGGGCGTGGCCAGTTGCCGCACCTTGAGGTCGTCGCCCTCGGTCACGCCCTGCGAGCCGCGCGCGAGATCGCGGACCATCATGCGGAAGGCGCGGGCGGCGTGCGTGCCGCCGTGGGTGAGCAAGGGTGGGTTGATCAGGGTCACGTACGGCTCCTCTTCGTTTTCTCAGCTACAGGGCGGCGTAGGCCGAGCGCCAAGTCACGGCCAGGCGGGTGGTGTTGGTGTAGTCGCGGGCGGTCCACCAGATCTCGCTCCTGCCGGGCGGGAGGGTGAACGTGTCCAGGCGGGAGGCGGCGGACAGGGCGGGTGCGAGGTTGCCGGTGCCGTTCCGCAGGGCCCAGCGGGTGCCGGGGCGGGTTTCGATCTCGACGTAGTCGTTCGTGCCGAGGGTTGTGGACAGCTCGATCACACGGCCCGACTCGACATGGCGGACGCGCGGGTTGGTACACGGGCCGGTGATGCGAAGCGACGGCCAGGCCGGGAGGTCGCCGTCGTTGTAGGCCCAGTCGCGGCGTTCGTCGGGGATCGCGATGCCGGTGGTAAGAGGCGCGACCAACGGGGCTCGGAAGCCGCCAAGGCCGTCGGCGGACAAAGCGAGGGTGAGCGCGGAGGCGTCGTCGGCGTGGAAGCGCGGGTCGACGGCGGCGAACTCCAGGTCCAAGGGGATCCAGCCGTGCCGTGTGTTCGCCGTGCTGGTGGCCTCCACTCGGCGCAACCGACCGTAGAGGCGGCGGGTCGTGCGGCCCGGCCAGCGCAGGCGCAGTACGGTCTGCACACCGGGATCCGTGCGTACGGCGGGATCGTCGGCGGCGCGGTTGAGGCGGCCGAGGACATCGAGCGCCGCGGACGGGTCGCCTGCCGTGCGAATGCCCGCCTCGATGCGGATGGTTCGCGCGGAGTAGAGGTCGACGCCCGGGAACGCGCCGTCCCCCGCGGGGTTGTCCACATCCTGTGTACGGAGATCAGGGGTGCCCAGACCCTCAACTTCGCTCACCAGCACGTCAGTTCCGGCACCGATCACCACACCGGCGATCTCGATCTGCCACTCCGCGAGGTCGGCCACTACGCCCGCCCTCCCCGCTGCGCGTTGCGCAGCCGCCGCATGACCTCGGCGCCGATCTGCTGCGGAGTGGCCTGAGTCGAGGAGACGGTGACGGGCATGGTGCCGATCAGCGGCTGCTGCTCCCGTACGACGACGACCTGAACGGACGCTCCGGTGGCGGGGCGGGCATCGACCGTACGAACCGGGGTCAACTTCGGCTCTGCCGACGCGAGTTGGAGACCGAAGCGTTGCGCGACATCGGCGAGTACGGCCGTCGCCGACACGCGCTTCGCCGACGCCAGCGGGATGAACGCCTCCCCTCCCGTGCTCGCCTCCGCGAACTTGATGAGCGCGGTGGGTGAGGAGTAGACGCCGGGTTCCCAGATGCCACCGTTCGCGTACGCCAGGCCCTTGTTGGCCTTGGCCAGGTCTTCGAGGAACTTCGTCGCACGCGAGCCGAGGGACGAATCGATCCGGGCCCGGCCGAGGTTGGCGACCTCGATGACCCGGTCCTCCTCCAGGCCGGTGGTGTCGGCGACCTTGTGGATGCCCGTCGTGCTGGTTTTGATCGCGGTGATGATGTCGAGCAGGTCCGTGAGGTCTTCGGCCGCGAGGGTCTGCGCGGCCGCCTTCGCCGCGGTGTTGGCCTTCTTCGCCTTCTTCTCGTCCTTCACCGCGGCGGCGGCGAGTTCCTCGGCGTCCTCGTCGCCCTGGTCGGCGAGGAGCGCCGCCAGGTCGCCGTAGCCGAGGGCGGCGAGCCGTGCCAGGTTCTTCTCGAACGTCGCCTGGTCCTTGACCGCTTGGGTGAGCTGGGAGGTGAAGTCACCGAGGGACGCCTTCGCCGTACCGGCGAGCTTCTCCAACTGCTTGGCCATGTCGTCGACGTACTTCGTCGTGCCGGTGGCCATCTTCCGAGTCAGTTCGACGCCGTCCTCCCCCATGGCCTCCAACGCGTCGGCCACGTCCTGCCCGGCCCGGCGGGCGACGGTGGCGAGGTTCTTGCGCCAACTGGACGCCTGTGCAGCGGACTTGCGCAGGTTCTTCTCGAACAGGCCCAGGTCGAAGACCTCAACCTCCTTGCCCCGCCGCTTGACCGTGCGGGTGGAGCGTGAGCGGATCGACGACACGGCCTCCAACTCGGGCCCGGATTCCACCTCGTACGACCACCCGGAAAGTCCGCCCGTGGCGTACCACTCCACGGGACCACCGCCGAGCCGTCGTACGGTCTCCTCGGCGATGCGACGGGAGCGGGCGCGCTTGGCGGGCGCGAGCGGGATGTACGCCTCGCCGCCGGTCTCCGGTTCGCCCCAGATCCGCCAGGAGCCGGCCGGGGCGATCTGCGCGACATGGTCCTCGCGCCGTACGCCGCCTGCGGCGAAGTAGTCGACGACCGCGCCGTCGGCACGGGCCTGGATGGCGTCGGGGACACCGTTGCCGTCCCGGTCCCAGGAAGTGGTCTTGAGATAGACGCCGACACCGACGTTGGTGCCGGTGATGTTGTTGATCGCGCTCTGGATCGTGCCGAGGGCGGTCATCGGCGGCTGAACGGGGACGGTGACCTCGGCCTTGCCCTTCGGCAGGGTTCGCACCTTGAGACCGAGGTCTTCAAGGGCCTTGCGGGCAGCGGATGTTGGGGCGCTGATGACGACGGACTTGGCGTTCGGGGTCTTCGTCAGTTCGGACTTGAGGGACTTCAGGCTCGCGAGCGCGCCGATCGTCGCCACGTTCGCCTGCACCGTCTTCTCGTCCGGGGTGTCGGCGAGTTTGCCGATGAGGAGCTGGAGTTCGTCGCGGGCGGACTTCGTCGGTACCGTGATCTTGATCTGCCGGGTGCCCGCCACCGTCTCCACCCGGAAGCCGAGCTGCTTGAGATCCTTCTGCGCCTGCTCGCTGAGGGAGTCGACGCGGAGCGTGGTCTTCTTCGGGAAGCGGTCCAACTCCGCCTGCACGGCGAGGAGATCGGCCAGCGTGGAGTCCATGCCCTCGGCTTCCAGCAGCAGCGAGACCTTCGACGGCAGCAGCCCGAGACTGTCGGCCACCGCCTCCGCCTGCTTCCGCGTCAGCCCGTATCCCTGGGCGGCGTCGACGGCAGCCGCGCGCGCCTTCTCCATCTGTGTACGGGCGGCGGCGAGGGAGTCCGGCAGCGACTTGCCGTTCTGCTGGGCGAGGGCGTACGCCGACACCGACGCATCGGCGGCCGCGTCGCTCAGGGAGGTGAGCGACTGGTAGAGCTGCTGGCCGTTGTGGGTGGTGGTGTTGAGCGTGCCGCTGCTGGTGAGCAGGGCCTTGCCGAAGCCGTCGGCCTTCTCGATGCCGTTCTCCAGGGCCTCGTTGACGTCGAGAACGGCGCTGTTCACGCGGGCCTCGGCGGCCTGGAGGGAGATGCTGCCGCCGGAGAGCAGGTCCAAGGCGTCCTTGAGTGCGCGGGTGCGGGTGTCGGCGTCGGCGGTCGTGTCGGCGAGTTCGCCAACTGCCGTCTTCAGGCGGTCGTACGCACTCGTACCGCTCGTGGTGCGGCCAGTGGCGCTCGCGAGCCGCTCGGCGTTCTTGACGGACTCGGCCATCTCGCCCTTGAGGCCCGCGAGAGCCTCGGCCGCCTGCTTGGCCTGTCGGCCGGTGTCGGTGTACATCTTCCCGGAGCCGCCCTTTGTCGCGATCCAGCGGACGTTCGCCTCGGCGGTGGCGTTCAGCTTGTCCTCGAGGTCGTCGAGTGAACGCCCCTGGCCCAGGTAGGAGTCGGTGAGGTCGGCCATGGAGATCCCGGCGCGCTCCACGACGTCGACGAGCTTCTCCTTGCCGTCGCGGATACGGGTGTCCAGCAGGGTTTCGGCGGCCGCACGGCGCACGTTGTCGTCGATGACGCCGCCGGACTCGCGCAGGGCATCGGTGAGGGAGCTGATCCTCTGCTGGTGCTCGGCGGCGGCGCGGGCGGCTTTCTGTTGCTGGGCGGCGAGTAGCCCGAGGCCGAACGTGGCGACGACCATGGCCGCGCCCCACGGGCCGCCGAGGAAGCCGACCAGGCCGGACAGCGCTCCGCGTACGCCTGCGCCCGCCGCGCGGGCCACGCCGTTGAGGGTGCCGGTGAAGCCTGCCGTCGGTTGTCGCGCGTCGCGGAAGGCCGCCGTCATCCGTCCCACGACGGGGATCCGCGACTCCAGGACCGCGAACGCCGCCGCGTAGCGAGTCAGCGAGACCCCAGACCGGGCCGCGAGGTTCTGCTGCACCTGCATCTGGGTGCCGAAGCCGCGCCATGCGCTGGTCAGCCGTCCGCTCACGGTGGTGGCGAGCCCGCCCATGACTGGGGTGAGGCGTCGGGCGAGGAACATCGCGGCGACCGCGATCTGGACGGGGCCGGGCAACGCGCCGAACGCGCGGACCAGAGCCCCGGCCGCCTCTCCGGCCGGAACGAGCACACCGGACAGCCCTGCGACGGCGGACATGGCGAGGTGGACGGTCGTGACAAGAAGCTCCAAGCCGATACCGGCCCCGCTGGACTCGTCGTCCAGCAGGCCGAGGGCGGAGGCGACCGGTACGGCACCCTCGGCGGCGTTGTCGAGCACCTCGCCCAGCGAACGGGCGGCGTTGAGGAGAAGGTTCAGCCCGGCGGCGAGGCCATGCTCGCCAAGGGCCTGGAGCGGGCCGAGGAGTTGCTCGGCTTCATCGATCAACTCGCCCAGGCCACTGCGGGCGTTGGACTTCAGCTCCGGTCCGTAGAGCGTGGCGAGGTCGCGACCGTACTCGATCGCGGCGACGAGGTACGGCGTCGCGCCGGACATGCCGTGCGTCATCAGCCGGGTGACGTACTCCAGTCCTGGCGCCATCGCGTCGTACAGCGTGAGCCCGGTCTGTTGCGCCTGCTTGCGCAGGAGCGTCATCGCGCCGGTCAGGCCCTGGCCGCGGGCCGCCGTGATCTGCGCGGCTGCGCCGGTCTCGCGTACGGCCTGGTTGAGGGCGTCGAAGGACTCGGTGCCCTGGTGGGCCAGCGCGATGGCGCCGGACATGCCGGGCTTACCCATCGCCATCTTCACCGCGGCGGTGAAGTCCTGCTGGGACATCTCGTGTTGGGCGCGGCTCAGCTCTTCGATGACGTACCGCAGGCCCTTGAACCGACCCTGCGTGTCCCACGCTTCGATACCGAGCGCCTGGAGGCCGTCCTTCATCTCCGCTGTCGGCGCGGCGAGGTTGGCCATCATGCCGCGCAGCGCGGTACCGGCCGTCTGCCCGAGGATGCCGGCCTTGCCAAGCATGCCGACGGCGCTGGCCGCGTCCTCCATGCTCACGCCGAGGCCGGCGGCGACCGGCCCGGCGTACCGCATCGCGTAGTAGATGTCGATGATGCCGCCGGAGGCGTTGTTCGCGGTGGCGGCGAGGATGTCGGAGGCGCGAGCGGCCTGGTCGGCGCCGAGGCCGAACTGGTCCATGATGTCGCCCAAGTAGCGGGCGGAGTCGGCCGCGTTGACGTCGGCGGCCGCAGCGAGTTGGAGTGAGGCGCGGGTGGCGGTGATGGCCTGGTCGGTGCGGAAGCCCGCCTTCGCCAACTCGACCATGGCCTCGGCGGCGTCGGCCGCGGTGGTGGTGGGGAGGGTGAGGTCGTTGCCGAGTTGGTTGGCCGTCCAGGCGGCACGCTGCATCTGCCCGGCGGTGGCTTCGGTCACCGCCTGGAAGGTGTTCATCTGCCGCTGGTAGCGGTTGCCCTCTTCGACGAGTTGGTCGGTGCCGAGGAGGAGGGCGCCTCCGGCGAGGAGGCCGGTGAGGCTGGTGGCCTGGCGTCCGACGCTCCTGAGGGAGCGCTCCAGCGTGGTGGCGTCGTTGCCTGCCTGACGCAGGCTGCGGCTGGTTTGTCCGCCGCGGGTGTTGAGCGTGCCGAAGCGAGTGGATGTCGTACGAGCCTGCCGGCCAAGGGAAGTGAGCTGCCGGGCGACGCGTTGCGTGGAGGCGTCCAGGGAGGCGATGCGCCGGTCGAGTTCACGGGTGCGGCGGCCGAGGTCGGTGGCGGCGTCGGCGGAGGAACGGAGACCTGAGATCAAGTCCGTTGCCTGGGCCGTGAGTTGGACGGCGAGGGTGTAGAGCGTCAACGGGGTGGCTCACCGCCCGCTGAGGCTGGTTGGTGGTGCAGGACGTCGTACGCCGCCCGCGGCAGCAGGGTGACCTTGACGCCGTACCCGGCCCGCCCTTCGGGCACCAAGTCCCGCTCCTGAGCGATGAGTTCACAGCCGGGACAGCGCACGGTGTCGGTGACGTACGCGTGCCGGTGGCCTCTCCTGGCCGGGTCCCACTCGTCGAGTCGGGTCCGGCAGTCCGGGCAGACGGTGTGCTGCCATTCGCGCCAGGCGAGGGCCTTGGCACGGTCCAGGTCGCTCCAACGGCCGTCCCCGCCGAGGTACTGCGAGTGCGGAATGCCGTACTGGGCGCAGAGTTCCAGTTCGGCGCGTAGGCGGGGGTCGGCCGTCAGTCTTTTCCCACTGCCCCCAGGTCGGATGCCGTCTGGTCGGCGCGGCCCTCCTGCTGCACCTGCCAGGCCGCCTCCCAGAGCGCGTTCGCGTCCGGAGCGGACCAGGAGTCGAGCAGTTCACGGGCTTCGGTCTCGGTCATGCCGTCGGTGTTCGAGGCGGAGACGAGGGCGGCCGGGAATGTGTCGGGGTTGAACGCGGCGCCGTCGGCGGCCTGTTCGTCGGTCGGGGGGTGGGCGTGGATGAGTTCTTCGAGGAGCGGGCGGGGAAGGGCGCGGAAGGTGAGGTAGGCCGATGCTTCGTGGAGGGCGCGGGCTGCGGCTTCGCGACGGCGCTCGGCTTGTGCGGCGCGCTCGGCGAAGACACCGTCGTTCGCGCCATTTTCGGGTTCGGGCTGGGCATCGAGTTGGGCTTCGGCAAGCAGGCGAGCGCGGTCGGCGGTGCGCTTCGCTTCCTCGTACTCCGTACGTCGAGCCGGATCGTCGCAGACCCGGAGAACGCGCTCGGGCAGCGAGCGGCGACGCAGCCGCTCCATCTTCTGTTCCCAGGTCAACGACCCCTTGCCGCCCATCAGTTGCTCGCCTTCGCGAGGGACGCGGCCGGTTGCGGAACCGGTGCGTCGAGCGCGGGCGGGGAGGCGATGGAGAAGATGGCCTGGAACTTCGCTGCTTCGTTGCCGGCGTTGTACTGGGCGGTGCGGGAAGCGACCTGGACGGGGAAGGTGTCCATGGAGTTCGAGCCGGGGATGTCGCCCTTCCGGAGGAAGACGACGAACCCCTTCACGCCTTTGGGCAGCAACGTCTCGATGGTGTCGCTGAGTTGGTCCTCGTAGAAGGTGATCGAAGAGTTGTCGGCCTTGTCGTTGCCGGGGATGGAGGACGAGAAGGTCGACGCCATGTCGGGTGTCTCGATCGCCTCGTTCGTGAGCGACCAGCCGTCGACGTCGCTGACCGCTTCGGTGAGATCGGTGGCGTTCGGTGCGGAGAGTTCCGCACGGGTGGGGATCTTGGCCTCGGCGGCGACGCCCTGAAGCCAGTAGATCCTGGTGACACCGCGCCGCATGAAGCGCTGTTGGGCCACGGGGCACTCCCAGAAGGGTGCTGCGCCGGGCTCGACGGCCGGGCGTCCGCGTGGCTCCGCGGTGAGGTGATCAAACGGTGGTGGGCGTCACGGTGATCGTGAAGCGCTGCACGTAGGTAACGATACTGCCCTGTGAGCCGTCAACTGGTTCGCCGTCGGCGTCGTAGGTCAACTCCCGGTCGATGACGCGCATTTCGGGGACGGCGAGGCTCCGGAGGTCTTTATCGACTGCGGCGCGGACGCGATCACCGAGCCACTGCACCTGGTCGGCGCGCTCGCCGATGCTCGTCGCCTGGTACGTCCAGGTCGCGTCGGCCTGCCAGTCGGCGAACGAGGGGCCGGAGAACTCACCGGGGAGGCTGTCGAGGACGAGGTAGGGATACGGGGCGGGGTTCCCGTCGGCCGCCCGTGGCAGCACGCCGAGTCCGCACGGCCGCCCGGTGCCGACGGCGAGCGCGCCGAGAAGGGCCCGGGTGAGCGGCAGCCGGGGCAGGCTCATCGCGGCAACACCTGTGTGCGCAGGGCTTCCAGGAAGGCGGGCTGGGTCTGCCGAAACGCGGGCTCGACGTGCGGGTAGGGCGGCTGTCGGTAGTGCCGCCCGAGGCTGTCGACTCCGACGAACCCGTATTCCAGGCGCCGTTGCTGGGGCGCGTCGGTAAACACGACGGCGGTCACCCGGCCACCGGTGACGGTGACTCGGACGTCCCAGGACGCCCGGTACTGCCCGGTGACGACGTTCGGCCCCGGGCGCCCGGAGGCGTTCTTCTGGATACGGACGCGCAGGAGCATGGCGTGGTGGCGGGTGATGGCGCGGGTGCGGGCCCGAACTGCGGGGCCCAACTGGGTGAGCGCAGCGGCCAGTTCGATCGGGTCGCGGAGGGCTGTGGCGTCAGGGTGGGCGTTGGGGTGCGGGTTTGCCGGGGGTGTCAC